CTAGCTGCGCTTGCTTTAGATTCTTCGCCTGCGCGACAACGCGCTTCGCGGCACTGTCAAGTGCGGCGAGGTTCTGGGCGGCCTTCAGCGCGGGTTCGCTGTCAACCTGAATCTGAAGCTTTGCTACGTCGGTCATCGTCTACGTTCGGCTTGCTGCTGCCGCTTTTTGATGTCGTCCAACATCAGTCCACGTTCGTGGTCGTCAAGAGCCTCTACAATTGCGACCTCCCAGGCGTCCAAAGGACTCCGGGTTAGCCTTGAATAACTCTCGATTTCGGAGAACGATATCGCGAGTGGGTAGCCGTCAGTATACTGCCTGCGATTAGCTAGGCGCCTGAAGAGGTTCCACAGGTAGCGATAGGCAGGGGGCAGGGAAACGGTTCCCATCTGTTCCGCGACGTACTCGTCGGGGTCCAGACCCTTGGCTTTCGCCAGCATTCTGAGTTGTTGTTCGGTCGGGCCTGAGTCACCCCCGGAAGCCCTCGCGTGGAGGGCTTCCGAGAGTTCCATCAAGGCCCTCAGGACTCCCCCTTGGAGTCCTCCAGGTAGTTGGCGCGGTTAGCGACGAACTTGCTGACCTGCTCCCGGATGAAGCGAACTTTGGTCAGTAGGGTCCCGGCGTTGGATCGGGAGTACGGAAGCTCCTCACCGTCAACGATGATGTTTTCCCATCCAACGATGCAGCGCACCAGCACTGCGATTGCCCGCCGAGTGGTGCCCGCCGGATCGGCGATACCGTCCGTCTGGGCGGCGGCGCGAGCCGCGCTGCGTTGGGCGTCGTGCATCGCGGTCTCGTACTCATCCGAGTCCGAGGACAGCAGGGTGATAGTGATAGGGAGATCATCGTCCGTCAGTAGCGGCTCACCCGTGACAGGGTGGCGGACTTCCATGACGGCGGTGTTCGTAGCGGTATCGAGTGAAGAAAGGTCCATGGTATTTGGGGGTCTAAAAGGGTTTGGTAGGGATCGACCTAGCCTAGCTAGATCAGGCGCGTCCGATGACGCAGGAAGTTCTTACAGGCGATCCGGCCAGACCGTAGTCCGACTCTAGCGCCCTAAAGTTCAGGGTAAGGACCACGGGTCCGTTCGCGGGAACCTCGAAGGAGGGCTGCGTGTAGCGGACTCGCGGGAAGTGGAAGAACATACTGTCCAGACCGTCGGCGGCACCTCCGTCAAGGGAGATCATCACCTTTGACTCAGTCTCAAGGGCGAACTTGTTGTACTCCGCCTCGTTCTCGAACAGCAGGGTCATCGTCCCGGACACGTTGGCGACACCTTCATAAACGCTATCGGCGAACGCCGAGCAGAGCAGCGGCACCGTCTCGCGGTTGTTGTTGATGGTGAAGTCGAATCCGGACACAGTGGCGTTCGGCGCGTTTTCGATAGCAACGCAGGACGCGAACGGCGAGTAGGCCGTGGACTCCTGACCGAAGTTGACCGAAACCTCGTCACGCCAAGCGTAGGACTCGCCCCAGTTGGCGGCCTCGACAGCGTAGTTGAAGGTGTTGGTGGCGGCGTCCGAGTCGTCGTTAGCGAACATATTCTTGGCTTGGACGCCAAGGATGTCAGCCGTGCCGGTCACCAGGGATCCCGGCTGAACAGAGAACGAAAGGTTGTTGACCGTGCAGCCTCCGAACCCCTGAGAGACCAAGATGTCCGGGTAGTCCTTGACGATTGTCGAGTACTTCATCGCACCCTTGCGGACCATCGAGATCTTGTACGGCTCGATGGCAAGCGTCTTCGCCGAGGCCGCCGCAACGTCGCCCGTCGGGGCAGTGCCCTCAAGCTCGAAGATGACCTTGATGGTGGTGCCGTCCTCAACCAGACCGAGGAAGCTGAACTCTTCCCCCTGGACTTCAGACTGATACACACCGCGGACGTACTGTCCGACGTCCGCTGCGGCGATGCTATCCAGAACCGCGAAGGTCTTGGTCGCTTCCGTGTAGGTCGAGTCGGTGTCGTTCCAAGCGTCCGCGATGGCCGTGCTGATCTCAGCGAAGGCATCGGTAGTCGCAAGCTCGATCAGGTGATCCTGGGAGCGGTACGAAAGCTCGAAGCCAAGCTGCCCAGTGACCTGCTGGAACCCAGAACGAATCGACGTCTCCTGGCGGAACTGCGACACCTCGTTCGAGGTAAGCTCGCCCACTTCCAGGCTCGGACCGTTACGGTCAGTCAGGCGCTGGATCTGGAAAGCCTCGGGGCCCCCAGCGAAGTCCAGGGTTCCCCCCGAGAGCGTGCCGCTCGCGTTGAGACCGAGGCCGTCTGCCACACTGAGGATCAGGCTGTCGTTAGTGCTCCCGATAAGAACGCTGGTCTCCGCTACAAGAAGCGCGACCGCGGGGTTCGTGCCGTCGTCGAAATTTGCGGTAGACGAGACGGGCATCCCCGGGAGGAAGCCGATGCCGACGCCGGGCTGGTTGATGGTAAGCGTGTCCGCGACGTCGTCGTAGACGAAGTCGAAGCCAGTGAAGTCTTCGTTCTTCGCCCCTCCCAGACGCGCAACGGTAGCTTCCGAGGTGCTGGGGACGGTCATCACAACCGTCGTAGTTGCACCAGATTGAGTAGCCATATTCTAGTTCCTCCTAGTTATCAGACAGCGGGGGTTTTGAGAATGATGGCCGAAGTCTTGACTCCGTCAGAGTAAGTAGACTCCAGAGCGCGGAAGTTCAGGGTAAGGACCACGGGCCCGTTCGCAGGAACCTCGAAGGAGGGCTGCGTGTAGCGGACTCGCGGGAAGTGGAAGACCATCATCTCGTCCGATGATTGCGCGGTCTCCTTGAGACCGACAGTGAGGGTGGTCTCGGTCTCGTCCGCGAACTTGTTGTACTCCGTCTCGTCCTCGAAAAGGAGCGTGACCGTTCCGGAGACGTTGGCAACACCTTCGTACACCGAGTCGGCGAACGCCGAGCAGAGCAGCGGCACCGTCTCGCGGTTGTTGTTGATGGTGAAGTCGATGCCTGAGACGACCGCCACAGCACCCTCACCAATTCCAGCGCAAGAGGCGAAGGGAGAGTATGCCGTGCTAGCGGCACCAGGGTTAGCGGCGGCAACCGCCGAGGCAGAGTCACTCTCTTTGATGAGGTTTCCAGCTTCGAGACCAAGGAGGTCGGCAGTTCCGGTGACCAGCGAACCCGGCTGCATCGAGAACGAAAGGTTGTTGACCGTGCAGCCGCTGAACACTTGGTACAGACCGGGGGTGCCTCCGGGGTAGACGTCCGGATACTTCTTCTGAATAGAGGAGTACAGCATCGCACCCTTGCGGACGCGGCTGATCAGACTTCCAGTCTGCTGGGTGATGGTGCCGCCAGCGCCGGTGCCTGCGATGTTCACCATGGGGAACAGTCTGTCGCCCGCACCCGGAGTGGCTCCACCGACGCGGCCCACGAAAACGTGGCCGCCGCCGTTATCGAAAATGTCAACAAGGCCGTCCTTCGCAGGGATCGGGGTGACGATGGTGTACACTCCGGCAGCGAAAGTGGCGGAACCAACCGTGGCGGTGTCATTACCGACGAACGTCTCGGTGGTCGCAAGCTCGATCAGGCGGTCCTGGGCAAGGGGCGAAAGCTCGAAGCCAAGCTGCCCGGTGACCTGCTGGAAGCCCGACCGGATGGAGGTCTCTTGGCGGAACTCCGACACCTCGTTGGACGTAAGCTCGCCAACCTCAAGAGAGGGGCCGTTACGGTCCGTAAGGCGCTGAGTCTGGTAGCCGCCTACGGTTTCGGGGTTGGTTTCGGGTGCAGAAAGGGAGACGGTAACCGTCGCTCCAGATTGAGTAGCCATTTTAGAAGTCTAGGGTAGAGAACGACCGCCAGTAGACAGCCGCTGGGACGAAGTATAGGCCGGACTCGTCACCACTACGACGGCCCGTATTGACAGTTTCGGCTCGGACGACCTGCACCCGGACACCATCGGTGTCCTCAAAAGTGATGCCATTCTCGAACTTACCGATTATAGCATAGGAAAGGTCATAAGCTTCCTTAACTAAATCGGGTCTGCTCGCAGGAGCCACAACTTCATAGAGCACGATACCCAGCGCCTGAGAAGTGCCGAATGCGATACTCTGCTGGTCCGTTGAGACCAGTGTTTCGATGACGGATAGGCTGTCCGAGGGCAGCCCACCCTCTAGGATTTGCCCGTCGTACTGAAAGGACGAGGGCAAACTGGGGATTTCTCGTAGCCTGCGGCGCACCGCCAGCAGGACATCCCTTACGTTTACCATCGCCATCAGACAGCCACCTTAGTCGCGTTCTTTGCGACAATAGTGCTGAACAGAATTCTCAACTGCTCAACGATTAGGGCAGGCGGCCTGTTGGTCTTGGAATCCCCATCGTTGACCTTTTCGGCGTACTCGACGCTGTTCGTCAGGTAGTGAGTGCCGCCGGCCTTCATCTGAGAAGCCTGCTCCTTTAGCTTACTGAACGACCCTCCGAGCGGGATCTCACGCGAAGCCCCGGCGCGACGGGCAGAGCGGATAGCACTCTTGGATACGACCTGGGGTGCCGTGCTGCTGTCAATTGATCCCTGAGAGATCCTCCAGGATCGCCTGAAGCGTCCGGTGAGCACTGGAGACAGCCCAGCAGCGGTGAAGCCGAGGTCCAGCATGGTCTCGCGCACCACGCTGTCCAGAGCCGCCTCCGCCTTCTCTACAAAGGACGCGATCTTTCGGTCTAGGTTCGTGCGGAGGACCATCAGGGAGTCCTCACCTGAAGCTCGTAGGCTGCCACGGCGTCACCTGAGTTGATGGGGCTTACTGCGATAACAGTCCCCGTCATGCCCCCGCGCACGACCTTGTCGCCGATACGGGGCTCGACGAGTTCGCCGAAGTCCGTTGTGGTAGTCACGCGGCGGTCCCCCGCCTGGATGGACTGCCCGTTGATAAGCTGGAGGGCGAAGCCCTCGGGCGGGCTGGTAAGCACCTCGGCAGTCACCGTGGTCACGGTGTTCGTGTCAGTGTCTGGATCAAACTCCGAGGAGCTTCTCGTAAACACCGCCTTGGTGTCAGAGAAGGCTCCTAGGAGGGCGGGGACTAGCTCGCCAAATGCTCCGTCCAGAGCACCCATCAGGTTCTATTGATCCTGGCACTGTAGGTGCCCTTGCCCATCGAGGCCGCCGCTGACGGCGTCCCGATGGGGTA